GCCAGACATGGTTTCGACGGGGCAAATAGTAAGTAAGTGGACAACTCGGCAATGCTAAAGTCGTAGGGTTAGGACTACCTGGCCGAAGAAGCAAACCAAATAGACGCAAACGACGACTATTTTTATCAGGACCTTAAGCTAGCCGCTTAAACCTGACGGGGTTTTGGCAGTTCACCTTGTTACCAAACGAACTGCCTTACACACAAGGAGATTCAATGAAAAAGACAATTTTAGCATTAGCCTTAGCAACTGCTGCAGCAACTTCTCAAGCAGCTAATTATGTAAGTTTTGATGTAGATCAGGTTAAAGACACACGTAACGGTGCTAATAGCACAGCTCAGTATTTAAGAGCTGGTAAGGATATGGCAGGTCTTAATTTTGATCTTCAGGCTCGTACGGCAGTATTTGACAAAGGCGGAATGCTTAATAGTGTCGAAGTTACCGCAGGCAAGAACATTGCTGGCCTGAATGCTTTTGGTGGAGTAGGTTATGACAATGGATTTAATGGCAAAGTCAATGGCGATTTTACCTATGGGCTGGTTGGTGTAAAGGCAGGAATGCCTGTTGGACCATTGTTTGCTTTTACTGGTGTAAAAACACGAGTAAACTGGGACAATGATAATCCTAAGCAAACTGTTTCTTGGGCAGGTGTTAGCATGCCTCTTACCAAAGCAGTAAGCGTCAGTGCAAGCATGAGTCGTTCATTGCAGGATATTCAGGAAAAAGCAGTTGGTGTTGGTTTAAGAATTTCCTACTAAGGAAATAGGTCCGGCGGTGCCTTATCCGCCATTTAACACACAAACACAGGAGATTAACATGTCAAACATGTCACCATTCGAAATTAGGTTAGAGCTACTTAAAATGGCTCAGACCATGCTTGAACAAGACTACTTCGGTAAGCGAGATTCCATTTCCAACGATTGGAATACTAAAGTAGAAAACGCACGTCACGCAGGAACACAACCTCCAGATCATCCTGGATTTCCTAGCTATCCCACCGAAGCTGAAATCATACACAAAGCGCAAATTCTTAACGGCTTTGTTTCTCAACTTCCGCAGACCTTAGAGAAACCTTCTAAGAAGTAATCTAAAGGGGGTTCGCCCCCTCTTGGAGCTTACATGGAACGCGCAATCAAACTAGTATTATTAGCATTCGCTGCTTATTTGTCAGTAAATCTAATGCTAAAAGTAGTTGATTATAAATTTAACTATCTCAAAAATAATCCTACTGATTATTATAGTACAGTTACAGCCAAAGAAAGAGAACGCCAGCTTGAATGTTTGGCACAAAACATCTACTATGAAGCAGCCAAAGAACCCTTTGAAGGCAAGGTAGCTGTAGCACAGGTTACTCTAAACAGAGTAGCTAGTGGCTTGTTCCCAGCTGACATCTGTAAGGCCATTTATCAGAAAAACGTTTTCTTTGATAAAGTTGTTTGTCAGTTTAGTTGGTATTGTGATAAAGCAGCCACCCGAAAACCCGTACATACTCTTTCATACGATGAATGCTATACAGTAGCCAAGAAAGTTCTTTTAGAGGGGTTTAGGTTAGAGGGTCTTACCGAAGCTCTGTACTATCATGCAAACTATGTGAATCCTGGTTGGAAGAAGCAAAAAATCGCTACCATTGGCAACCATATCTTCTACAAATAACATGAACATACTACAACGTTTAAAAGACTCTAATTCTAAAATTCATCTTTCTGAAATCATAAACCTTCAAAAGATTTCAGAATTTTGTAGAACAAAACTTACAGCAGCTACTGCTGAAACCATTGCCTGGATTGGATTGATTCTAATACATGCTGCTACAGTACCTACGCTCTTGGCAGTCATGAGCGGATTGACTGAAAAAATGCCGCCGGTTGATCTTGTTCTATTTGTTTGGGCAGGCCTATCGCTTTTCTTTGTGAGAGCTGCTATACTTAAGGACATGGTAATGGTTATTACCATTGGTTTCGGATTCGTAGTACATGCAGCAATGCTAGCCCTTATTACTTTTAAATAACATGGATGAAATAACAGACAGCCTGGTAATTACCAAAAAATTTAAGAACCCTACAGAGTTCAGTATTTACATAGAAAATAAGGTCATGGAAACCAAAGCTGGTTACATGGACTGTATTATATCATACTGTACTGAGGCCGATATTAACATAGAAAGTATTGCCAAACTGGTGAATAGCACTCTAAAGGAAAAAATTAGATGCGAAGCCGAAGAGCAAAATTACATGAAACCACGTACCAAGTTACCTATATAATGGACAGTTTTACAGTATACAAAACTTATTTGGCTCTTAGAGCACATTTTACAACTGATAATTATGATATATTTGAAATGCAGGGCCGAGTCAGAGCCAGCAAGAAAGCATTTTCAAATAGAAAAGATTTATTTAGTATAGAAAAGATCAGTAAGAAATATTCTGATGCCGAAGTAGTAAATCTATTGGTTGCTAACTTTGTTTCAGGTAATCGTTGGGGCGGGGTATTCGATGGTGATGCACATGAAGTATATCTTAACTGGTTAGGCATTCAGGAAAGACTTCAGTATCAGTTCAAACAGGATCTGGATACTTTGGTTGAATATACTGATGATTGGAACGATCTTTGTGAAGGTACAGGGCATCCATATATAATAAAGGCCTATCTGGGTCAGAGAATATGTTTAGAAACACTTTGTATTCTGGACCAGTTAACTGATTCGGGCATATCTGGTCTGGACATAGATGATGCTGTAATATGGCCTGATCTTAAACGGTTAATCATTAAATATAAACCTTTTTTAAAGTATGATTCCGACAGATATGGAAAAGATTTTAGATCAAGAATTAGATTTAACTCAGACCAGGTTAAGAGCCATGGAGGAGCATCTAGTTCAAATGCAGGAGCAGCAGACTGTAGTGCAAGAACAAATCGTAAACATGATGTTGAGCATCAAAGAAACACAACGATACCTAATAAAACTGGCAAAAAATCAACAAGATTTAACCAAGAGAATTTCTCAGTGGCCCTATCTAACTATTTCCAATAATGAAGAATAAATAACATGAAGCACAAGGATTTTGAGGTTGATCGTGAACCAAAATTACATAAAGTCCAAAAAGGCATGGGTTCTAGGATTGACAAACACAAGAAACTTATATATAATCTGGCATCATCCTATAGAAAGGGTGGTGTCGATTTAGATGATGAGTATGATGCAAATTTATATTATGATACACATACTAAACGACGTTAATACAGCTAATACATCAAATACGGAGAAATACAATGGCATTTACAAGCCTTTCAGATCTGCGCCGCAGCCGCGGTGGTTTTGACCAACTAGTCAAAGAAGTAGAACGTATCAGCACACCAGCCGGTGAATCTAATAAAAACGATGATCGTTTTTGGACACCTGATGTTGACAAAGCTGGTAATGGCTATGCAGTAATTCGTTTCCTCCCACCATCCAAAGGCGAAGAATTTCCCTTCGTTCGTGTCTGGAAGCATGCGTTCCAGGGCCCGACTGGAAAATGGTACATTGAAAATAGTTTGACTACCATTGGTCAAAATGATCCAGTTGGTGAGTTGAATCAGGAACTTTGGAATTCAGGAACCGAAGCCAACAAAGAAGTTGCTCGCAAGCAGAAACGTAAACTGGAATATATTACCAATATTCTGGTTGTTACTGACAGCAAGCGCCCTGAAAACGAAGGCAAAGTTTTCCTATTCAAGTTTGGTAAAAAGATCTGGGACAAGATCAAAGACGTAACCGAGCCACAGTTCGAAGATGAAAAGCCCATCAATCCCTTTGATTTCTGGGAAGGCGCTAACTTCAAGGTCAAGATTCGCAATGTTGAAGGCTATCGTAACTATGATAAGTCTGAATTTGACAAACCAAGTTCAGTAAGCGAGTCTGATGCCGATATTGAGAAAATTTGGTCTCAGCAACATAGTTTGACAGACTTTCATCATGCACGCCATTTCAAGAGCTATGATGAGCTTAAAAAGAAATTAGATTCAGTTTTGAATGCATCTGGTTCAGTTCCACGCAGAGCCGAGCAGATGAATTTAGATGAGGATGAAGTCGAAGTACCTTCAACTCGTTTTGGATCAGCAGAAAAAGCTTCCGCCCCAGCTAAAGCCAAGGCTCCAGCACCCAGGAAGGAAGAAGATTTTGATGATACCGAAAGTCTCTCGTACTTCGCTAAACTAGCCAACGATGACTAGAGTCAGACTGATGAGCAGCACTAAGCGCCCTCTGTGTAGCCGTGCTGTCCTAATGTAGGCCAACATCGATTTTCAACCTAAAAGGAAATAAAATGAAATTTATTATCGCATTGTTTGCTGCCTTGGGTCTGTCCGTAGCCGTCGCTGCTGACGCCAAGAAAGAAGAACCCAAGAAAGAAGCCCCTAAGGCCGAAGCAGCAAAATCCGAAGCCAAGCCTGACGATGGCAAGAAGCCAGTTGTTCGTCCGGTTGGTAAGGATGGCAAGCCTGTAGAAGCACCCAAAGGCGAAGTAAAGAAAGAAGAAGCCAAAAAAGCTGAACCAGCCAAGAAGTAATTGGTCAACTAATTTGGGGTCGGGATAGAAATATCCCGATTGTTTATGGCAAAATTTAATTACAATGATCTAAGCGTTAGTTACATGCTCTTGTGCCTGGCCAAGCAACGTAACGCATTTACTACAGAAGAGCTTCCTGGTGTTGATGAGTGTATCATCAAGCTCTATGAATTATTGGAAGTAATAAAGAAAGATATCGAAAGCCGAACAGCTACTTTCGATGATCTAGAACCTACCGAAGATTAGTAGGCAGCTACACGATCTACATATCTGGTCAGTGTGCTGGCTTCAGGCCTACTCTGTGGTTTCAGAGGTATAATGCCGGGCTGTGATGGTCCTGGTGATCCCGAAGAATTATTATTAATCACTGTAGTACCACCAGCATTTTGCAGTGCTGCCAGGTCACGATTAGCTACACTATAACCTGATATTAGTGCACCCGATTCTGATGCCGATGTAGGTGACAAATTTCTAGCTGACTCATAAGCTTTGCCTGTCAAATCACTAGGCGAAGTACCCTTGCCGGCCATCATCTTATTCACCATGGGATTATCAGCAGCCTTGCTTACTCCATACTTCTCACGCACTTCACGATATTCTTTTTCGCTTACTTCCTGACCATTAATATAGTATTTGCCATTGGTATAGATACCCTCTATGTTGCCCTGCGGGCTTGAAACACTAAAGCTACTGGACTTGGTGGTCAATGATTTGTTATTGGTCTGTATGTTATTTTCTTCATTGTTACTGTTACCACCAAAGAAATTACTAATTCTGCCGCCTATGTTACCAACAGCTTCGCCTATGCTTCCGCCAGCCATGTAGCCAAGTGCACCGCCGGCTAGACCGCCTACAACAGTACCAGCCGGCCCAAAAAAGGTACCAAAACTTGCACCCAGTTTAGCACCAGCAACAGCTCCACCAAATCTACCAGCCCCACCGCCTATGCCTTCGCCTTTGGTTATACCTGATTTTTTATCGGCTTCTTCGACTTTCTTATTGAATTCTTCTTTGGTAATTTCACCAGACTTTAACTGATCCTGTGCAGCCATTACCTCGGCCTGTTTTTCATTACTAGCCTGGCTAAACTTATCATAGGCATACATGCCACCACCTATGGCACCGGCAACACCAGCTGTAATTAAGCCACCCTTGCCGCCCATGAAGCGAGCAGCTTTGCTAAGAAACCCTCCCCCGGCTGCTGGGCTAGGTACAGGTGCTGGTCCAGCAATCGGAGGTTTCTTACCTATTAGGTCCGGTAAAACGTCTAGAGCCTTGCCAGTAAGACTGCTGGATTCCTCGGGCGCAGCAGCTTCCTGCGCTGGTTGAATCGGTCCAGTTTGTGATGCCAGAGGTTTGGCCGTTGTTCCTGCTACGGCCATGCCTGGTGTTGTTATGGTAGGTTTAACAGCTGCAGCCTTGCCTGTGACTGTTGGTGTGTTCAAACCCGAGGCTGTATAACGACCTGTAATAGTGTCTCTATAGGCAGCTCTTGCCTTGTTGCCTTTGCCGGCCTTTTCAAACTTTACACTTCCTTCGGTAATCTTTCTTAGTAGCGAAATTTCGTTTAACATCTTGGACAAAATTGAATTGCCTTCAGAGTAAAGCGTAGTCAATTTTTCCAGTGTCTCTTTGTCTGCCTTTTTAGCCACTGTATCTTTTTCTCGTTTTTCCTTGGCTATTTTAGCAGACTTTTCGGTATTGTCTTTTTTGGGCGTCTTTAGATCTTTTTCTTCTTCGGTGGGTGATCCTTCTTTCCACCAGGTTCCAAGATTGCCCAGTAAATCCTTTCCTGCAGCTGCAAAGACTTCACGAGTAGACATGGGCCTTACTGCTACACCCTCTATTCTTTTTTCATAGCCCTGCGGCAGTGCTAGCTGATCTTCCGATGAAGCAGTGCTAGTAGCCTGTACACCAAGCATGTTTTTAAACATGCCTGGTACTTGATTTTTCGCTGAAGTCTTTGCTTTGGCCATTAGATTGGTCTACGAACAGTTGGACGAGGCATGCCATCTTCTCTGGGAGCTACAGGCGCTGCTACTGCACCTACAGGCTCTGACATAGGCATGCTGCTGCCAGGATCAGCATAACTTACTGGTTGCGGTCTAGGTGCCATGTTTTGTTGAGCAGGCATAAGTCCTCCAGACATCATTCCTGCAGGTGGAGTTGGACCCGGAGTAAATTTAGGTGGTTCAGAACTTAGGGTGGGTGTTGCTACACCAGAACCAGCTGCCCCAGCAATTTTCTCTTGCGTACGACCAAATGCACTAACAC